CGTAGTCGCTGTAAATCTAACTGCCGAGGCTGACGCCCCTCAAGCACCGCTTCAATGATGTCGGGCGCGAGCGTCGTCATGCGTATAACTTCTGCCATCCAGCCGGCCTCGAGATCAAAGTACTTCGCCATCTCGGCGATCGACTCGAAGCGCCCATCGTCCAGAAGCTTCTGCCAATAAAATGCCTTTCCGAGTGTTCGAATCATTGGCAGATCATGGTGGCCGGTGCTGAGCGCACAGTCCGCGCCTGGTGGCGGGATCATGAGTTTGCGATTGTGTTTCCGCCGGATCGAGAGCGGCACGAGGGTGACACGCTGCGCGCCGGTGACGAAGCTTCGTGCTTCGCCCAGTGGTTCAACTTTGATAGAGCGCAGGCGCGGATTGGTGGGCGCGAGCGGTGACGAAGATTTGCTCTTCATTGAACTACTACCTCCGCAAGGTCGCGTGATTCATCAATCAGCGGGTGCTGGGTGACTTCGGCGCCGAGCCCGAGCCAGCCGTCCTCGCGCCAGTGGATTTCGAGCCCGTGCTCGCTAAGGTCAATACGATCGATCAGCAGCTGCATGATGCGTTGCTGCTCCGCGGGAAAGAGTTGATCCCATATCGCTCCGATTCGCTTCATCGCGATGACTGTGAGCGGCTCATCGAGTGTGGCCCCCTGCTTGTGTCGCTGACAGGCTTTCCACGCGCCGATCGCCACTTCGGGCGCTGAAAGCGCGTGATGCACTTGGGTGAGTACAGCAGCTTCAATTTCCGCGGCGGGCATTGATCCAAGATTTGTTTTCTCGGGGGCAAGCGTGGCGCCGACACCTTGGCGCTTATGGAGATACGGAACGTAATAGCGATAGATCCGGCCGTTCTTTTTTCGCGTCGCCTGGTGAATCATCTTCTGCCCATCGGGTGCGAACAGGAGGCCCGTCAAGAGAGCGGGGTGCTTGGTGGTTCGATCACGCTCGCCCTGTTTGCGTCTTGCGATAAAGGCGTGAGCGGCATCCCACAGCGCCTGATCGACTATCGGTTGGTGCTGACCGGGGTAGCTTTTCCCCTTGAAGGTCATCTCACCTAAATAGATACGGTTGCGCAGCATGTAGAAGAGGTGTTGCTGATCGATGGTACGACCTTCATGAAAGTGGCCGCTCTGCGTATGCCAGGCTTTCGTGGTGCGCCCTTCGACTTCAAGTTCACGAACAATTTTCGCGGCGGAGCCGTGTTCTGCGTAGCGCCTGAAAATATCCCGAACGAGCGTCGCTTCAGTCTCATTAATGATGAGTTTACGGTCAATGACGTCGTAACCGAGTGGCGGGACGCCGCCCATCCAGAGGCCTTTTGCTTTGCTCGCAGCAATTTTGTCGCGGATGCGCTCGCTCGTGACTTCACGCTCGAATTGCGCAAAGGAGAGAAGAATATTCAGCGTCAGTCGGCCCATTGACGTTGTAGTGCTGAACTGCTGCGTCACCGCGACAAAGCTCACGTTATGTCGATCAAATACATCGACGAGCCTGGCAAAGTCCGCGAGGCTTCGGGTAAGACGGTCGATTTTGTATACGACCACAATGTCGATTTTGTTCGCTTCGATATCAGCCACTAGGCGCTTTAGCGCCGGGCGATCGAGACTGCCGCCCGAATACCCGCCATCGTCATAGCTTTCCGGAATGACGAGCCAGCCTTCGTGACGCTGACTTAATACGAATGCAGTACCAGCATCGCGTTGCGCTTCGAGCGAGTTGTACTCCTGGTCGAGTCCTTCATCTGAGGATTTGCGTGTGTAAACCGCGCAGCGCTTGCGTGTCGTGAGCGGTGTTGACGGGCTAGCTTGAGCGCTCATGACGTCGCTCCGCTTTTGACTTTCAGCCCGAAGAACTTTGGCCCAGAGCAATGAGTGCCGGTGATGTGTCCCGCCACTGCCGAGAGACTCGAGAATCTCTGTCCCTCATACTCAAAGTCGCGCATGCCGCGCACCAGCACTCGGTGCTCAACGTCATCGTAGGAGCGCGTGAGAACCGATCCCGGGAGCAAGCGATCGGCGTCGCGCCGTAAGCGATCGGGGAGTTTTCCCGTTTCTCCAATCGACTCGAGCTTTCGGCGTACCGTGCCTTTTAACCCACCAAAGGCGCGTTCCTGAATTCGGTAGGCGAGGCGCGTCTCAAGCCATGTTCGGTGATGATGTCGCGGGCGACTCTCAAAGTATTCGTCCCAGAGTGTCCAGAGTTGCGCCATGGACAGATCTGAGATTGCAGTAATTTGAGCGGTAATCGAGGTTTGAGGGGGCGTTTCAATATCAGCGGTCATGGGCTATCTCCAGCGTTTGAGCGATTAGCGGCATTCACGCTCTGGTAGCCAGACATAGCAACTACATACTCGGCTCCTGTGATCCGATCATCATTGAGTCGCGCCGAGGCGACGCGCAGTCGTAATAGTGCGACGGCAAGAAGATCGACAATTTCTTGCTGCGGATGGCGAGGTGCGTATCGCGTCCGTTCGTCGAAGGTCGGTTGTATTTCGAGCATGGTCAGCACTCACGTTGGGAGATGAGGCTGATGCTAGAAGTCAGATTCTCTTCGCGTAACGCGAATGCGCGCGCACTTGCGGGTGTGTGCGGATTGGAAGCAGATGTCAGATCGCAGCGCGGGTTAGCGCGGCGTACGTGGCGATAGAAATACCCTTACGGATTCTCTCCCGGCGTGCTGCGTTGTACGACCTGCAGCAGGTCTTGAAACAGCTGCTTCTTCTCAGGTGGTAACGCGATGTATGCACTGATGACCGCAGAGTCTGCTCCCTCGGAAGCATTCATGGCGCCGGTAATCGGAGGGGGAGCGGGCTCACCCATTAACTCGGCCATCGTGACGCCAAGCACTTTCGCAATTGCCTGCACTCGATCGGCTGTGGGACGTTGCCCTGGACGCCTTTCGAGTGCCCAGACATACGCCTTGGTGCAGCCGATCTGATCAGCGATTTCCTGCAGCGTCAGCTTCTTCGCTTTTCGCAGCTGCCGCAGCCGAGGGCCAAAGTCTGGATCCATCACGCTCAGTCGCTCCTGTCGGGGCGTCGCTACTCCAAGTCGAAGTATACCGATTAATACCGAGCTGCGAATAAGTAAATCGACAGTTGACTTCTACGCAAAGCGCCCTTAGCATCGCGTTGTATCGTTTGAGTTTACTAATTGAACTTAATAGTCAATCAACATTCGACTTACGACCTCCGCAAACCCTGAAGTCACGCCCCAGACCAAGGGTTCCCTCTGATTTAACCCCTAGGAGACCGATATGCCTGAACCGATTGATAGCGTCCGACGCCAGCAACTGGAGACAACGAGCAGCCTCTCGCCTGGCGATCGTCGGGTCTTGAATGAAAACGAACTCGCTCAGCGATGGGGGATTAGCCCAAAAACGCTGCAGCGCTGGCGGACGGAGGGGCGCGGGCCGCGCTACCTAAAGCTATCGAAGCGAGTGGGGTATCCGATCGACTCGATTATCGAGTTCGAGCGCTGGTCTCTATACCAGTCGACCTCCGCACGCGTCATACGCTGAGGGTGGCAACAATGACACTCGAAATTTATAGCGCGACACAGCGCGAGCGCCTGCGAACTGGGGCGAGAGTGGCGATGTTCGGTAAAACCGGCATCGGCAAAACGAGCCAACTCAAGACGCTGCCCGAATCAACGACGTTGTTCGTCGATGTCGAAGCGGGGGATCTCGCTGTACGAGACTGGCGCGGCGACTGCGTGCGCACCGCGACTTGGCCCGAATTTCGTGATCTCACGGTGCTGCTCGCGGGGCCCAATCCCGCGATGCCCGCCGAGGTGTCGTACTCCGAGGCGCATTACCGAAACGCCGCTGAGCGTTACGGCGATCCCGATCGGTTTGCGAAGTACGACACTTACTTTATTGACAGTCTCACGGCGCTGTCACGTCTCGCGTTGGTTTGGACAAAAACGCAGCCGCAGGCGATCTCTGAGCGCACCGGCAAGCCCGACATGCGCGGTGCCTATGGGCTACTCGGTGCCGAAATGATCGGTGCGCTCACGCATCTTCAGCATGCGCGTAACAAAAATATCGTCTTCGTCGCGATCCTTGACGAACGACTCGATGAGTTTAATCGACGAGTTTTCGTTCCGCAGCTTGAGGGAACGAAAACAGCTGCCGAGCTACCAGGCATCGTCGATGAGGTGGTGACTCTCGCTGAGATCCGTGCCGATGACGGCTCTTCATATCGCGCCTTCGTCACCCACACGATGAATCCATACGGCTACCCCGCGAAAGATCGATCCGGGCAACTTGAAATATTAGAGCCACCCAATCTCGGTGCGTTGATTACTAAATGCACTCGTATTGCCAACCCCAAAACGGTTCAAGGAGACACACATGAATAATTGGAACAACTTTAATGATGCTCAGGCTCACTCGCCGTACACGCTGCTCCCAAAGGGCACCATCGCACCGGTTCGGATGACGATTAAACCCGGTGGTTACGATGATGCGGCGCAAGGGTGGACTGGAGGATACGCAACGCAAAGCCTGAATACGGGCTCCGTGTACCTCGCGGTGGAGTTTGTCGTACTGGATGGCCCCTTTGCACGCCGAAAGATATGGGGACTCATCGGGCTGTTCAGTCCAAAAGGCCGTGCATGGGGCGATATGGGTCGAAGCTTCGTGCGTGCTGCTCTTAACAGTGCTCGTAATGTTGCAAGCGACGATCTGTCGCCAGACGCTTCGGCCGCGCGCTGCATCAGTGGATTACAAGAGCTCGATGGTATCGAATTTGTCGCGCAGATAGATCAAGAAAAGGACAGCCAAGGCGAATGGAAAAACACGATTAAGACACCGATTGAGCCGGGTCACCCAACCTACGCCGCGGCACGTAGTTCACTGAATGTCGCGACCTCTTCCACGATGGCTGCTCCTGTGATCCCCGTAGAAGAGATATCGCGATTGGTCTCAGCACCTCCGGTTTCTACGAAGCCTGTTTGGGCGCAATAGGGGACGCTGTGCAATGTCGAATCTGCAGACGCCAAGCTCGTGGCTTCGGGCACTTCGATACTCGTCGCGGTATTCCTCGCGAGCAGCAATTTCCGACGGATTGGGTGTTCTGTTCGATACGTTGTCAAAGCGCCTTTCATCAAATCTACAAGCGCTGGGTGAACGGACTGAATTTGCCATCACACGAGAGGGAGGTTGCCATGATTGATGCATCCGAAGTGGAGCGTGAGGCCATGCGTCGATGCTTGAGAGATCTCGGTAGCGCGGCTGAGCGAATTGGTTTTTTGAAGCCAATTGCAGCGTATTCCGAGTCCGAAGCGCTGACCGTGATTGACGCCATTGTCACGGG